CCATATGTTTCTATTCATACTGCGACTCCCTTATATATTCTATTTATTCTTTTCATTGTATAGTATCCATTCTTTTAATCTCTTTATTCTCTCTACGACCTTATGATATTCTATCAAAAGATTAGCATTACTTGTTTCGGTATATCTTCGACTGTAATCATCCGCGGAGTGTACAAGGGTGCATAACTCTTTTTGATAGTTTTTTCTAAATTTCATTTCTATAAGGTACTTCATTTGCATACCTTATCAGTATAGGATCTTCGGATGTGTATATAAATCGATCATATAGTGTCATACTCCCAAGTATTACATTAGCGACTATCAAAACCTTTAGAAGTTTTGTAAAGAATTGGGAAGCGAATTTATCTGCTTCCCTACGTTGTTCGTATAAAAAAAAATCTCGTAAAGTTTGAGGGAATCTACGAGGAACTTCTCTATTCATTCACATCCAATTCTTGGTCTGTATAAGTGGTTACTATCATACCTCTTTGTTTTTTTGTTGTCCATTTTACTGTGCCACTTGCCAATGATGAAAAACTAGAGTCTTTGGCGCACTCAAGGACCATCTTGTATTCACTATTTGAAACTTTGTGTCGTATCTTGGTAACGATATACTTACCTGCGAAACGATGGTCTTTTACATCTATTAGTTCTTTATTCGTATCTTGTGGTCTTAGATTAAACTCTATGACATCCCCAACTTGTATGTAGGATTGACCCTTCACAAGAAGTTTAAGAGTTGTGCCGTGTACTACTTGATTTTTCTGTGATACCCTTTGTGCGGTCGTGCTACCGTCTAGGAATGCATCTATTCCATACATACCTACGTCATCATCATGTAGGAACTTTGTTGAACTTTGTAACGATACTCTTGATTCAGGATAGTCTGATACATTGGTTAAATTATCATAATCTACAACAGAATCTACGACAGCGTGTTTACCTTGATCTGTATAGTTATTTTCATGGTCAGCGTGTATGGAACTACCAAATTGAGTATGGTAGTTATAGTCTGATTCGTTATAAGTCTTGTCAAACATATTATGCGTAATCACTCTATGACCATATGTACCTAAGGCAGTATTGGCTGCAACATCATGGAAGTTGTTTATGAAACGATAACTCTCGACTGATTTATATTGATGTCCTATCTTATCTTCTATGTCAGGATCATTCATCTTCATTGGCATATAGTAAAATGTTTGTTTAGGTCTTCTTGGTGATACGCCATTACTTGAACACATATTCTCCCATGATTTAAAGTGAAACCCTTTTGTTGTTTCATAGAAGTAATACCCGACACCATGCGACTTTTGTGGTAAAGCCTTTTTGGCAATCATATTGATTGCGTCAAATGGGCGTAGATTAGGTATAACTATTTTATCATTATTACCTGTCGGCTCGTAATATAAATGTTTTCTACTATCAAGATAATTCTTGTCTTGAAAAATACTCATTACTGCACTATCCAATGTACCACTATACGCTTGACTTACTTTGGTTCGTAAATTTCTCATAAACTCACGACTTGCAAAGTGTAAAGTGTAAAGTGTTAGGTTTTGATTGAGTTGTTTTCTATCTGATATCTTATAGACATGAAAAGGCTCACCTGTTTCCATACTTGCGTCTATGCTTAATTCTTTTGTATGTACGCCAGGTGTTTCTAATTTAAATGATAGTCGCTCAAGACCTTGTATATCCATCTTACCAATGAAGTTATTTGCGTCAGCAACAACGATTGATCCTGTGAGTGCGTTCTTGTAGATGGATTCGTATATGTTTAACTCTTGTACAATATTTTTAAGATCAAGTGCTTCACCTTTATGATTAAACAAATCAATGTGTGCTAAGTTATAATCACCTGCAAAGGCAATCTCATCTGGATGCTTTATTTTTGCCATAATAATATTACTCTGTTATTAGATTATTGAATTCCTCAACAAAGGTACTTAAATATCTTTTATCTAATAATCGAATTTGTCTGATACTATCTTGTTGTCTTTGTTCATATTCCATATTTGTCACTGGTGTTGCGTCAGCTTCATCACTATTACATTCAACTAGATATGAATAGTCGCCAGGTCCTTGACTTGCTGTGTTACCACTTGTTTTTGTAATCTCGTAATGATGTATGGCATCAATATCTGCGTATTTGTCTGTGATATATTCGTGAAACTGTGGTTGTGACAACGGCCATCCATAAAATCTATCTGTTATATTGTTTGTCATTAGTATCACCCAATGAAATTCTGCGTCACCGAACCATTTGTATGCGACATCTTCAGGCTTCTCACCTTCTTTAACATCATACTTATCAAATATCATTTGACCAGCTGCGATTGCTGATTTTAACTTGACACGTCTTAAAATGTCTGGTACTAACTTATACGTTTCTGTATTAGTAATATCGTATGCAAGTAATGGGAATTTATTGAAAAATGACATGATTAATATCCTTTTCCAATTTTCTCTTTGGTTAATATTTCTGTTTCTTTAAATGTTAATGCCATGTTAATCTTTGTAGGAGAACCATCTTTAAATGATTTAACACCATCAGGTGTATAGTTGACTTCGCAATTTTCTAATACACAAGTACCTATTCTATTGTAATAATCATTCTCAGTTGCGATACCAGTCTTTGATTGATACATATAGTGAATATCAAACTCGGAAGGTAACGTTAGAAAACGACTTTGACCACCTTGTAGTTCAGGTGCCATATGAAATCTAAATAATTGTATAATTCTTTGACACTCATCTCGTTCTTCTATATTTCTAGGAGCAAATGTAAAGTTGTAAGTAAATGATCTTACATTCATTGTTTCAAATAACACTTCAAGATAAGGATTATCTGCTTGACCAAATACTCTATTTCCCAATTCTACTGCACCTTCTGATCCTGATAATGTTTCCGCCAATGCGGCCGCTGATCTTTTTAATGCCTCGGTAGTAAATGCTGCGAATCCACCTGTTAATGTTTTAGCTGCAGCTTCGTAATCACCATCACCTACAAACGTACTAAAGTCTAAAGCACCTGCGGCTGCGTATCCCATCATACCTGTTGCCATATCATTATATGTAGCAGAGGTAGTATCTACTACGTTAGGTGGTAAATAGATAGCAATTGAATCTGTAATTCTTGTTGTTGTTTTTGCTTTTGCACCTACACCTGTTATTGCTCCTCTATTTCGAGTATCACTTCTTTGTGAAAATAAGTTATCTTTAGGAACTGAAGCTGCACCAAGATTTTTCTTTGATCTATTTTGATAATAAACTTTTTCACCAAGGCTCATACCTTTCGTATCAATATTCTTTCTATCAAGTGCTCTAGTACCTATAGCAGGTCCATCATCATCACCACCATAGTCATTTACTGCAATTTGTTTTATGCTACCAACAGTTTTTCCTTTATTGTCTGTATATGCATACTTTGTTCTGTTTTGTACATTGACATAGAATAGTAAATAATGACCGTTTTGAGCGTCATTCGTTACATCACGAGGATATGAGAAAGAAGAAAACGCTAAAGGATCTTCACTAAGTCTACCAGTTGGACTTTCGCTCATCATAATATCTTGTGTTCTTGAAGCAGGCGGTCTAGTGTGACCTGTATTGCCCTTACCACCAAATATATTGGTCTTTAGATTGTTTAGAGCGTTAAATAAATTTCCCATTGTTTTCCTTACTAAATATTGTTATAACTATTTATATGATATGAATGAAAGATCACAAAAATACAAAGGTAAATATACACCACAAAACCCTAGCAAATACATAGGCGATAACACTAATATAGTGTATCGATCAATGTGGGAACGTAGGTGTATGAAATATTTTGACATTAATCCCAGCATAGTAGGTTGGGCAAGTGAAGAAGTGGTTATACCTTACTACGACAGCATGACTAAAAAAGTGCGTAGATACTTTCCTGACTTTCTCATCAAAGTAAAAACCAAAGATGGTAAGTTGAGAACTCATCTAATAGAAGTCAAACCATCTAAAGATATGCGGCCGCCAGTCGGTGGCAAAGGTAAAAGAAAATCAACTGTATTATACGAAATGAAAACCTATCAAATGAATAGAGATAAGTTTGCGTCTGCTCGTAAATGGTGTGATGATAGAAATATTATCTTTGACATTTGGACTGAAAAACATTTAAAACAAAAAGGATAGTTGTTTCAATACACAAATAAACAATTAACAATCCAAACATAATCAAACAAAGTATAAACCAGATTGCGTTAAATAGTGTAGTCATATTATGATCCTGCCATTGAGAATAATTCTCCAGTTGGATCAGAATGACTAATCGAAATATCAGCAGTTTGAACAGCAGTTTGATTTATCGTTGAATTACTAGTATTACCACCTTTAACTACATTAATATTAGATGATCCTGCTGTATTAGTTTTACTAGCAGCCGCAACAGCATTTAATGTCGTTGTTTTTTCTTTCATATTATTTGTTAGCATTATTTTATCTGTGTATGTATTAGATACATTTGATTTAATATTATCATCAAACGCACTATCAAAACCTTCATCAAGACTTTGATATTTACCTGTAGCGTTTATAGCGTCTTTTACTTCGCTTTCTTTTATTGCTTCGTTTCTATCTACTTTTATTTCAGCACTTGTTTTGCCATCAACAGATATATAAGGAATTGGATCTCCAAAAGGTATTAAATCATTAGCAGCACCTATAAATGTGTTAATCATTTTTTTGAAATTGTTCCATATTGCTTTACCCATATCTATTAATCCACTTATTGAAAAATCAAGGTCTTGTATAAACTCACCTAAACTTACTAGTCCTACTTTTTTTAAAACCCATCCTGTAATATCAGCAAGTAAATTCAATGTTGCACCAACAATAGCGTCAAAAACTCCTGTGACAAAGGCACCAATAACATCAAATATGTTACCACCTGCTTTAAATACTTTTACTGCTTCCGATATACCTGAAAATAGACCAATTACTCCTTGTATAAAAAGACCAATAGGTCCTGCAAATCTAATAATTTTTGAACCAAAACCTAATACTTGTGCAATACCTGGTAGTTTAGCAAATCCACTTGCAGCAGTAGTAAATGATTTAGTTAATGAACTAATCATTGATCCTATTTTTCCTAAAAACGATCCTTCTGCTGTTAAAGCTCCAAGTTTAGTACTTATGCCAGTAAGACCTTTAGGCATTGTAATTTTAATTTTAAACAAATCAGCAAAATATCTAGCTGTGTTTGCGGTAACACCAGCAAAGAATTTTGTAGCTCGAAGTCCAAATGTGTAAAATGATTTAGATATCAAACCACCAATACCAAGATAACCAGTAGAACTTTTTAATATATCTGTATTTAATTCTTTAAAGGATGGTATTAAATCTTCAGCAAAAAACTTTATTATTGGTGCGATTACTTTATTAAGTTTTCCTGCAATTTTAGAAAATGCAAAAAGACCTGCAGCAATTAAAAATATCTTTCCCAATTCGCCAACAGTTTGATTATCTCCTAATTTTGCAAATTGAGCTTTTAGTGAATCGAGCATACCAGGACCTTTTGTTTCTTCTTCTTGATCTTTTGTTTTAGCCTTGTTTATATTAACACCTCTATCTTTTATCTTTTGTAAATTTGCTTCTTTTTTAGATAATTCTAAATCTTTACCCATGATTGAAGCCATCAGTTTAGTAATGCCTGTTGCCTCACCAGTTTTCTGTATCAATGTTTCAATACCTTTACCAATACGTGCAAAAAATCTTGTCATGTCTTGTAGTGGTGTTGTAATTTCACTCTTGACAACCTTTTGAACATCTTTAACAACTTTTACAGATGAGCTTACTGCTTTAGAGTCCGACTTAAACGGAGTACTCATTGCTTGTAAAGAATTTACAATATCTGATGCTGTTGTTGTTCCTAATCTTGATGCCATATTATCCTATTTGATCCTCGTTTAATAATTTTTTACCTGATGTAGGTGATGTAGATGGTGTAGATGGTGTTGATTTTGAAGTTGAATTAACATATAGACCAAACCACGCTGCACCAGCACCTACTACAACAGATACTAGACCTGCTTGAGCATTGTTGGGTTCAGGTAGTGCCATAAACCAATTTGTTACATTGTAAAACATATAGATGTAAACTGATATGAATGCTCTCGGAAACAATCTCAATTTATCAAACCAATAAGGGAATGCTTCCCATATACTTATTTTACCATCGTTATTAAAGTCCATATTATCCTTTTTGTTGTCTAGCTTTTTCTTTTTCATTTTCTTCTTTAATATATGTAATTAACATATCAACATATATTTCCCTTTCCCAAGGTAGCATATTCTCTAAATCAGAGAGAGAATAATTATGATGTTGCATTAGAGAAAAATTAGTACTATAATAATTCTCTAAACTATCATGTGAAAGGGCTATGCGAAAAAATCGTTTAGTCCAATCAATGTTATTTCATTCTCTTTTTTAGTCTTAGGATTCGTAATCTTAATAGTATGTTTTAGTTTAGGCATAGTATCAAAAAACTTTTGTACATCTTTGAATTGTCCAGTAGTTAATTGTTCAATGAATTCAGATAACTCTTTTTGTGTTTGATCTTTCTGTTCATAAACTTTCTTACCCTCGTCTTCATATATTTGTAGAATACAAGTACCTATCACTTCTAACATATTGCTAGCATTAATGTCTTGTATACCACTTTCACTAAAAGAATCAATAGTAGGATATTTCATAATCATACCCATTCCATTACCTAATTCAATCTTATTAGTGTGGTCATCACCAACTTGTACTTTGACCTCGTTTAAATTTAATTCTACATCAGCATAAGTTTTACCATCATCTGGACATAGTAGTTTCAGTTTAGAAACTTCACCAACAGACTTTGATCTGATTTGTAAAAATACATACTCAACATCAAACATAGGCAATTCACTTATGTTGATCTTTTCAAAAGTACACGAATTTACAATGTCTTTTACTGCTTGAACAATATCAGCATTCTTTTTGCTTTCCATTGCCATCATTAGTATTTTTTCTTCTTTGACCAAAAACGGACGATACTTTATCTTCTCGTCTGTCGATGGTATTTCCAACTCATATGTTGGAGTTGTCAGTTTTGGTAGTGCCATAATATTTTCTCCTTATTATATAATTATTATGTAAAAGGTGGGAATACTTTTCCTTTAAATATTCTTCCTATTGGGTTTAATACTGTTCTTCCTTGACTTATTAAATCTCTACCTGCTCTTGATATAGAAGGAGGTAACATTCCTAATAGTCCTGGGTTTCTTGCCTTAATTACTGCTTCTCTTTGTCTTGCTGTACCAAATGGTAAAGTATCATTATTCATTTTATTTCCATCTGGATTTGTAGCCATATTATACCATTGTTTATATGCAAATCCAACTTGAACTCTTACGATCTCGTTTGATTTACCATATCCGTACTCTACAGCTGCAATAGTTTTAGGATACACTTCGATTGCTTCAATAGCATAACTCGGTCTATCTCTCTCTGCTTCATTATCATCACCTAATTGGTATATATGCATTTTACCAACATAGTTATCATAGTAATTTGCTTTATGACCAATAGGATCAACTGCCATTTTTTGCCATGCTTCAAAGAAATGTCTTTCTCTTAAATATTTATCTGCATAAAAAGTTGCTTGTATTTCACCTTCGTAATTATGTCCTACAACTTGATCTCTTGCTGGTTCTGATCCTCTTTGTACAGATTGAGAATCTAAAGTCACACCTGGCATAGATACATTTTCACAATGTATATTGATTTGTCTTCCATAAGTCTGCACTAAATCATTCATGTATTTATGACTCACATTTTGTTGTTTAGCATCATATTCAGCTTGTTGTTCATTATCCATTCCTGCATAAGGATTGGACATTAAAACTTGTCCTTCTTTAGAAACAGTATTATTTTGTTGTTTTACCAACGCCGTTAAATTTGCTGGTGGAAATATTCTTACAGCAAATCTTGCTGGTCTAGCATAACCCTCTGCTGATGCCATGGCTGATCTAAAACGACCAATCGTATTATCAGTATTAGCTTGCATTTTAAATCTAGGATCTCTATCTGTTTTATGATAGGCACTAGACTTATAATCACCTCTTGATATACCACCTCGTATATCAAATGGTCCTAATCTTTTACCTGCTCTAAATATTGCCATTAATACGGACTTCCTTTTTTAAATCTTGCTACAGGTAGAAATATTGCAATCGCCATTTCGTCTGCAGGTATGTTCAAAAATGATGTTCTAACATGATTGAACAAATAATGTTTTGCTGTTTTTTTCATATAACTATTATTTCGCCAAGGAATATTATATCTAGTTTTCTTATCAAATCTTTTATCTGAAGCATCATTTGCTAAACTTCTCAAAAACGCCACTCTCGCAAGAGGTGGTAAATAATGAAAGTTTAGTCCTATAAACCCTCCTTTTGCTGGTTCTAATGGTAGTATCAAAGGAAACGTATCATAGTAAGGTAATCTATCTTTGTGTTTAGGGTCATAACCAAAAAGATTCATAATACCATACTTAGGTCTTAATGTTGCTTTACCTGATTTAATTAGACTTCTAGCACCAGGTGTAGTCATTGCTGCTACTTTTTTTCTGTACCAGTCGTATGATTTAGGACCTGTTGTCGTGTCTAATATCTTATCAAATACTGTTGCCATATTACTATTTATATGATTTTATTGAGTATATATTAACCTTATTTGATTTACCCTTGACGATAACACTATCTATTTTATACATTTTTTCATGTAATTGTTGTGCTGATTTATGTGTGTCTTCACCTATTATAATTGTTGTATCATAGTTTTTACTAACACCTTCTAATCTACTTGCTAGGTTAACTGCGTCACCGAGTACAGAATAATCAAACCTTTGTTCACTACCCATGTTACCCACAACTGCCGTACCTGTATTGATACCAATACCTATCTTGAAACCTAAATTTAATTCTTTCATTTTATTTTCCATATCACAAGCTGCGATAATAGCTTTCTCTTGATGGTCGGCACAGTCTAGTGGTGCATTCCAAAACGCCATAATACAATCACCCATGTACTTGTCAATTGTACCACCCGACTTCAATATAATATCTGTCATTGGTGTTAGAAACGAGTTGATAAGTTTTGTTAGACCTTGTGGATTTGATTTATACTTTTCTGAAATAGGTGTAAAACCTCTTATATCACAGAATAGAAAAGTCAACTCTCTTGTTTCACCACCTAGTTTTAATAGACTAGGAT